TAAACCCATTTCTAAATAAAGAAGAGCCTAATCTTTCCATTTCTCTAGTAACTTGCTTAGCTTGCGCTTTTGCAATGTTTTCTGCTTTAGTTAAACCCGATTTGTCCCATTTTTGTACTTCATAAGTTACTTGGATAGTATCACCAAGTTTTTGAGGAACATAAGTAGTTTTGTAACCTTCTAGTAATGTGCTTACTGGATATTTAGTACCTTCTGGTACAATTTGCATTGTTCCAGCTCCTGTATAATCCATGTGCTCTTCGTTGAAATCTTCTTGAGTCATTACTGTTAAGAGTTTCTCTAATTTAGGTCTTTTTGCTTTGTATTCATCAACAAAGTGTTTTCTAATACCTCTGTTAAGAGCAGTTAAATACTGCTGTGTTGACATTGGTGGAATTGAAGTTGACATATATTATCTCTGATAAAAACTAAATAAAATAATGATTAAGCTAAACTATTTTGAGTTTCTCTAATCATAAAAGTACCAACTGATAGGTCTGTGTTTAAATCATCTCTTATTCCTTGAGGATTATATGCAATACAAAACAAGCTACCAGAAACTGTTGTTGTTGTAGAAACTCCAACTGTACTTGTATCAACAATTTGTAGAGCTGTTGCACCTGTAATATCAAAAAAAGATGAATAAACATCAGTAACTGCAAAAGTTGTACCAATGTTGTCGTTATCCATAACCACTGTTTGAAAAGGTGTTACGTTAACTTGCACTGCTGTTGAGGCACTTGTTGCTGCTTTAACAATTATTCCACCAATTCTTTCTCCTGTTCCTGCTAACTCTAATTGTCCTGATTCAATATTAACTAAATCATTAGCGGTTAGTGTGGCATTAGAGTCAAATGGTCGTAAAATGTCCGCAACTGTAATTAAAGAACCTCTTACAATTACTAATCCGGCTGCCATATTATTATTATTAATAAATAAAAACACATTTTTTTGTTATTACTCTGCGTATGTTTCCTTAGACTGTCCAAACCTATAATATTCTTCGTCAGTCATTTTCATAGCTTGAGCATATGCCCTTTCCTGTGTGGTTAGGTTGACAGAAGTTTTTAAGGATTGCTGACCAACTGGAGCTGTACTTGAAGCACCTGCTCTAGCTGTTGCTTGTGCTAGTCCTTCTAATCTTCCATTCTCACGAGCTTGAGTTACTTGTGCAGCAGCTTTACCTGTAATTTCTCCATAAGCTTGTACTACTGCTTCAGTTCTGTTGAGTTTAAGATCTTTCTGCATTTTTGCATTTGCTAGATAATCCGCTGTCTCAATTAACTTTTGATTAACAATAATTTGCTCTTGAGACTTGCCAGTTCTTTCAAGTTCAGGATATGTAGACATTAAAACTTCTAATGTCGTTTTAGCCTCATGTCTTTGCTCAAAACGTTGTGTAGCCATCTCAACAAGTAAATTTGGATCTATTGTTGTCTGAATACCTGGTTGTGTTTCTTGCGCAACTTGTTGTGCTTGCTTCCATAATCCTTGAGAACGTAGTTCATTTATCGTAGCAAGGGCGTCTTGTTCAGATACTTTGTTTATCTTCATTAAAGCCTGTTTAAAAAACTCAGGATCTTCTTGTGAATTTTTTTGAATAACATCGTATCTTGCTTTAACTTCCCTTAACTCTTCTAGTTCCTTTTGAACTTGTCTGAGTTTTCCCTCTTCTCTTCTTTCTGCTTCTGCTTGCTTTTCTGGTATCCCGTTATTTTCGGGGGCAGACTGTGATACATTCTCAGCATCCTCGTATCCACTAGTATCAACAGTGGGGGAGGTTTCCACGTTTTCTACTTGAGTATCTGTATAGTCATCTGTAGTGTTATCTACAAAGTCAGCTACAGGGTCAGTAGTAACGTTTCCGTCTTGGTCTTCCATAGTACAGAATATTAACTTGTTAAAATACAGGTTTCTTGTAGAACACAAAAAACCGAGATTAAACATTAGCTTGTTTAACTAATGTACAATCTCGGTAGTTCCGTTAATCTGTACTTTGTAACAATTTAAACTATTTAAACATAATTGTCAATCAGATTCAATCTTTAATATCAGCCTTTAATTTCTGAGCTCTTATCTGTAATTCTATTTCTGCAAATTTGACAAAACTACTAAATAATAAGGCTCCAATAATCCTGCCTTTTCTCTTTCCATTTTGATAATAATCTATATGAACTGGTGTACTTTGTTCCGGTTCAGCACTTATAGTTAGCTCCTTTATATTCTTTATTTCTCCATCTATTAATCTTCTTACAACATCATATACTTTAGTATCTTTTAGTTCTATTAATGCCTTAAGCTCCTCTCCTTTTAAATCCTTAATAGGTTTAGGTATCATTACGGGTATTTCCATTGTTTATTATATTAAAAACTATTTCTTAGTAGAACCACAACTTTTACACTTCTTTCCTTTCATCTCTTTCTTACATTTTGGACATTTCATAATTATACTTTAAAAAATAAATATTACATAACTGGCATGCCTTCACCCATAGGCTGAGGCATTGGTACTGCATTTGGATCACCTGGCATTCCATTTGGTATTGGCGTGTTCATATCAGCCCCTGGTGGCATTGGTGCTTGTGGTGTTTGAGCTTCTGGCATTGGAGGCGCTGGTGGCATTAATACTTTCTCATCTATTAGGTCTGCTGGCATATTTTCTATTGCTAAATGTGTAGCTACAGCACCTCTTAGCTTCTCTTGTTTCTCCAATTTAGCTAATAACTGTGCATCTGGTTCTGGTTCTGGTACTTGTGGTTCTATAGGTTCACCAGTAGCCGGGTCAAATTGTGGTGGCATTTGTGCAACTATTTCTTCAATCTGTTTTATCTGTGTAACTATTCCTTGATCAATTTCATCTTGTATCTGCTTTATCTCCTCATCTATCGCAAACAATACCTTATATTCAAATTTTCTATGAGCTATAGATGCACCTGGTGTTCCAGATACTTTCTCACCTTTTAGTATTTTGGTCATATGTTCTTCTGCCTTCTTTATCTCAAGGTCTTCTCTCACCTCTGGCTGAATTAGTAAGTCCTGTGGTAATCCTTCTACATCAAAATAACGTTGGAATAACTTAGGCGCGCTAACCATTGGTAAAGGATTTGATTGCATAGCCTGTGCATTACTAGGATCTACTGCGAATGGAATTAATTGTGCAAATTCTTCTTTCATCTTCTGCATCTCTAACGATTTACTCATAATTTCAATTGAGTCTGGTTTGATCATTATATCTAGCTCACTAGTTGTATTTAGATATTCTTCTGTCATTTCGAAAAATGTATAATCCTGATTACTTTCTTGTACTTCTAAGTCCTTAGAATCCTCGTTAAGAGTTAGCTCTATACCTTCTAATCTTATTTTCTTATATTCAGGCTTTTTATTCTCTCCAATCAATCCTCTTATCTTCGGAACCTTCCATACTTGCTGCATTAACTTCCATACTTGCCGCCCACTATAGAACCAACCCTCATTGACAAAGTTATCTATTACTGCAAATATCATTGATTGTAATTGTTCTTTATTTTGTATTGTTGCTGTGGCTGTCTTATTGGCTGCTAATAAAGATAGTTGTGAAGGATCAATACTAGTAGCAATAGTTGCACTTCTTTCTGTTAAATCATTTAATTGAAATGCATCAAATCCTATTGGTGCTGTCACTAATTGTTGTACCTTTTGACCAATAGCTCTATTATCGCTTAAATCAATCGGTATTAATTGTGATTCAGTACGCACCATTTCTTCACTTAATTCTCCAAATGATGTTGCATCAATAAAATACCTTAGGTTATATGATCTATAAATATAATCATACATCATATTTACTAGTATCTCTTGCGCACCTTGAATGTTCATTAATAAATCAGGGATTCCAATACCGTAAAATTGATTAGGGTTCTTAATAAAATCCACCTTATGATAAGTTATTTCTTTATGATTATATGGTAATGGAGTATTTATAATTAATATATCATTAGCAAGTACTATATACTCATCTGTTAATTGATTCTCATATTCAATCAGTTCAACACTTTGGCTATCAATTACATCCTCTGGCGTTCTAAAAAAATCATATGTATCTGTCTTCATATAAGTTGAAGCTGCTTTTACATTATCTATATTCTTTGCATCTGGATTGCTCTCATACATAGCTTTGAAGTCGTCAATATGCACAAATCTTCTCCGAATAACAAATCTAGCCCTTCTAGTCACCCCGTGTATACACCATGCATTAGGGTCAGGGTAAATCTCTCTAATAGGTATATATTCAATTGCAATATCATCTTTAGTTATTACCTCTTCTTTCTCTCCCCATAATGTCTTTCTTTTGCTTTCTTCTTTTAGTTCTTCCTTTTCCTCTTCGCTCATCTTGTCTGGATCTGTTTTAGGAAACCTATACTCTCTGCTTTCTTCTAAATGAAAAACTCTGAAAAATCCTGCACCATATGTTGCTGCGCTATCTGCTACCTTAACAAACTCCGTCTTTGCATTACTTGTCTGATACCACCAATCTAAAGCCTTAGACGCTACTCTAGCTTGATTCCTATCATCATCATTATTTGGCTTTGCGTTCCATGCAAGATTTAGTTTTTTAAATTCGTTAACAAAAGCATTAATACGACCCGTAGACATTGGAGATTTTATATTGCTCTGATAATTATCTGTTCCTGTATTAGCTGCCCATTGATACCTCGCCTTTTCATCTGTTGCCCATCTCTTCTCCCAATCGCCCCCAGTTCCTCCATCTCCACCATCAGTATTGTAATTGTTCCAATAACAATTGTTTTGCCTTGCTCTTTTAGCTTGAGTGAATTTATCTCTTATCTCTTCTATCTTCTTGAAGTCTGTTTTCTTTATAGATTTACTACCATTTTGTTCATCTTGCTCATGGTATTGCTTGTAAGCTTCGTAACCTTTAAGATCTCCCTTTGTTTGTTCCTTTGTTTGTACCTTTGTCATAAATTTAAAAATAAAAAAATCGACATAAATAAAAGCCTAAACTCTTAAATATGCCGGTAGTTCCGATAATATTTTAATAGTATATCACCTACACTGTTTTTATTGACAGTGCTGTTAATTCTGTTTTCTTTGAATCGGTAACTTGTATTAGCATGTATCTCCTTCCTGTCTTTGGTTCTGTGGTTAAAATAGCCTTAAATTCTCCATGTGTTTTGTTCTTCATGAACTGTACAAAGTCTATTAATGCTCCAAACTCCTCAGAGCTAACATCTATTATAGGCTTACTTAAAACGTTTCGAAATGATTCTTGTTCCATTGTTTTAGTTCTTCTTTAATATCTTTATTAGTAACTTCTAATGGTTTAAGTATCTTTTTATCTAAATCAACCTCTTTAATCTGATTAGCCATATATTCCTTTACACAATAAGGGCATACATCTTTAAATTTATTCTGTTTCTTCCATACTAGTCTACACAGTTGCTGGTGCGTTACTTTTCTTTTACAGTTAGTACAGTTGACTATCATTTTGTTAATAAACTCCGAATTATATTTTCTTTAGTCTGTCCTACATAAGGTAATTTACGCTCTTTAGCCATATTTCTTAAATCACTTCCGTCTAACTCTTCTAAGGTTTGCCTAGCAGTTTTTTCCGGAGCAGATCCTTTAACTGGTGTCTCGTCTTCATTGGGATCTTCAACCTCCTCTGCTTCTATGTTACCTTCCGAACTTATCAAATGAACTGTTTGACCAGGCTGTAATTTCTGTCTAATCTTCTTTGCAATTTGATTAGTTGAAATCAAGTTTTCCATAGCTTCTTCTGTAATTACCTTAGTAGCTGGTCCCACCTTATCTTTGATTTTTTGTATTAATAAATCTTTTGTATCTTTTGGAGAAAATATTATATATAAACGGCTGCACAATTCTTGCACCTCTTTTAATCCTCTTTGTTTCATCTTGTCATAATCACAACCTACAGCCCAATTGTAGCGAGACTCTGGTCTTGTAATTCCATATCCGTCAGGTATATTAGCTTTAATTTGTATACCTCTACCTAATGCATCAAAGAAAGGTCTCATTCTAATCGCTACGCCAACTTTACTAAAAGATGCTTTCTGCACATTATCTATTCCTAGATACTCCGGAGTAGTTTTATAGAAATCATAGGCTTCTTGATCTGTTGTATCTAATAAGCTCCTGTTCCAATCTAACATAATTGGTAAATCACCAATGTTAGTAATTTTAAAATACACCATAGTTTGGGTTATAAAAATTAGTTATTTGTTAATATGCACAACACTTTTTCAATGTCTATAAAGGTACATTTTTTACCTTCTAGATCCGTGCCTAGATCCGTGCCTAGATCCGTGTCTTGGTTATTATGCCATTTAAATATTACAATGTCATCTATTTTTATATTAGTGACATCTGGACCAATAGCTAACACCTTGGCTTTATAGTTAAGCCTAACCTTAGAACCATTTGTAGAACCATCTAACAATTCAAGTCCACTTTGAGTTGTATTAGGTTCGTCTATATATTCTAATAAACAATTGGTCGATGTTGGTTTTATCATATTAATATCCTCCTAATGGTTTATATAAAATTTTAACAGCACTTTTATTTTTTTTACCTTTCTTTTCTTGATTTGTTCCTAATCTTGTTGGTAACTTTGTAAAGCTCATTAGTCCATATCTGCTTGCATCATAGCAATGATCTTCACCATCACTGTCTATATCCTCTGGTCTGTTCTCATCATAGACTAATTCAGGCAATGTTCTAATCAAGTTAGGACATGTTGACCAGATTTTCATCAAAGGCTCTTGAAATGGATTCCAATGGAGATATGACCTATACCGTCTTGCACCCTCCAATCTTTCGTTATTACCTCTTTGCTTCACAATGCCACCTAATAAATTAGCAACCACTGTACTCGATGCAATACCAGTTTGATTGTTGCGAATATCCATTGAAGGATCATAAATAAACTTAGCATGCTTTACAACCATATCATATATCTTTAGATCTTGCAGGTTGCGTTTTATATTCATAGCTGCTTCCTCTATTGTCTCTCCTGCCTTGTAGTATTCCCAAACAATAGTTACCCTTCCATCATTATCTTGTATCATTAGATGAACAGCTCTTGGGTTCGTTGTTCCATCATCCCATGCTAACCTCATTTCAAAATTGCTAGGAATATCTGCCAAGTCAAAAGCAGGTTCTAATACATGAACATCTCCTTTCCATGCTTCGAAAAATTGACCTTCAAATTGATCCCAATCACCATCTAAATAAGCTTTTCTTTTCTTTGGGTCAAGTGCTTGTAAGGCTTTAATGTAATTAGGATCACCATCTAACAAGATTTTATTGTCATATACCAAGGCTTGCACAAAGTCAAAATCATTACCCTCTTCGTTATCTGTATATACTTTATCAATAAACAGTCTTTTTACCCACCCATGCCCTATTCCTCCTGGATTAAATGTTAGTAACATCTTTGGTGTAATTTCTTTCTTTGTTGTTCTACAGCTCGTTCTTAATACCTTGAACACCTCCTCAGAATGTTGTGTTGCTTCATCTAACCCTATATCTTCATATTCACCCCCTTGATATTGATAAACATCATCTGAATGCTGCAAGTACCCAAAAGCTATTGAACTTCCATTTGGTAAGCTAATAACCTTTTCGCTTTTATTATAATAATCTCTCAGTACTGGATACTCTTCTAATATTTTCTTAATATGTGTACTTAAGAGCTCTTGATATGTCTTTCTAATTATAATCCCATGTGTTTTAGGATATTTAAGCCTTCTGAGCAGCATCCAGTAACGCATTAACCAGCTCTTACCTCCTCCCTTTGCTCCTCCATATCCTAAAATAAGAACATTAGATAATCTCAACAGCGCCTCTTGCTGTTTCTGCTGTGGTTGATCCATCAGTAGTTCCACTATTTCTAAATGTAACAATTATTTCTTTCCCTTCGTTTCCTGTAAGTTCTGTTCTTAAAGAGTATAAATTCTTTTGTTTACGTGATAAATACTTCCAACTATCTTCTACTGATTCTTCATTAACTATTCTTTGTGCAATGTTTCTCTTGGCTGCAAATACTACAAAGCTTGTTGCTCTATCCATTCTTGTAGCAAATTCGTCGGAGCGCTTACGCCATTCATAATAAGTATCTTTGTGAATACCTGCGAATAGACATGTTTCTTCAATTGTGAAATCTCTTTTAAACCCATCCTCCAAATCCGATAGCATTTTGTCACTTAGCTTATCTGCTGCAAGCATTAATTGTTTAAGTGTTAACGTGTCTTTGTTCATAGTATAGTTTTGTTTTTATTATATAATGTTTATATAATGTTTATATAAGGATATCCTGCTTCGTACTTCAGCTCAGCATATTTATCTTGATCCGAACACTTACTGATTCTTTGTGCAATGTTTCTCTTATCTACAAATGCTAAAAAGCTTGTTGCCCTAGCCATTCTTGTAGCAAATTCATCGGAGCGCTTACACCATTCATGATAAGTACCTTTGTGAATACCTGCGAACCGACATGTTTCTTCAATTGTGAAATTTCTTTTAAACCCATCCTCTAAATCCGATAGCATTCTGTCACTTAGCATTCCGTCACTTAGCTTGTCTGCAAACATTAATTGTT